CGGCAGTACCAGAACTGGAAAGGAACATAAAGAGTAGTCTCAGGAAGTGCATTACGAGGAGCACATACCTGGCGGGGAGCATCACTGTCGCAAGGTCCATCAACATTCGCGAAGGAAGGATCAGTAATGTAGGTTAGCTGAGTGGTGTTACCAACCATCTTGTAGTAACCACGCTCCTGCTCTTTGGAGAGAGTGAGCTGGTTCCAAAGGTGCATCCAATCACCATACTGGCGATCAATGCGCTGACCACCAATCTCAACCTCAACGGTAGAGACCATGTGCTCACCAATGAAGTCGAGCCAGCGAGCATATACACCATCATTAGCCGAAGCAGTGACACCACCACCATTGTTCTTCATCGACTGGTTAATTTCAGGAAGAGTTACCTGAAGGTAGGTACGGTAGGCAAGGTCACCGTTACGGCTGATTGTGCATGTAACACGACGACCGAAGTCAGCCTGTCCGTTGAATGTCTGTTCAATAGATTCCATTGCAAAATTTGTGTGGCGACGGTATGTCACCTTCCAGAAGGTAATCTGAGGATTACCTGTAAGATAAACATCCTGTGCGCCATAGGCAACGAGCTGCATTAGTCCACCTCCCATTTGATTATAATATTGCTAAAGAAAAAAAAATTAAACTAAAAAATTTAATTGTTTAATATCTCCATATTACTTTCTATAAATTTCTTTACATAATTTTCTAAATATATTTCTTTTTTTCCTTCATGTTTCTTGGTAAAAATATATTTGTCATCATTCATTTTAACTTCCCAACCTGATTGAACAGCATTATATATAAAAGCCATTTTATGAAGTTTAATACAATCTATTTCTAAATTAGTTGGATTAGTTATTATAATATTATTATCCTTCATTAAAGAAGATTTAGAAAACATAAATTAAATTAAACCGAAAATATGTAGTTTATTAATAATAAATTAAATAAATAATATTAATAATTGTATAAATGCCTGCATTTAAACCAAAAAATACAAAAAAGTTAATTGTGTGTAAAAAAACCAATATTACTCTAGATGGCAAACATCAGGAAATATTAGAAAATTTGAATGATGATATAGAAAATAAATTACCTAAATTAAAAAAAAGAAAAAATATTTTAACACAAAATTTAACAAATCAAGATATGAATATTGAAGAACGATTAGAAATTGAAGATGAATTAATTAATATTCGAAAAGAAATTAATAATATTATATCAAAAAAAAAGGATTATCTATTAGATAATTCAAAATATATTTATGAATATTTTGAAAATAAAAAAAAAATAGCTGATGATACAAATAAAAAAATAATATTAAATAATTTTTTTAAAATTCAAGAAAGTAATAATGATAAAGTAAATATAGAAAATTCAAATAATATACAAAAATATTTATGTAATGTAGATGATACTTTTTTGGATATAAATAATTTTATTGTGCAAACTGATATTTGTAATAAATGTAAACAAGGAGAAATGATTTCAGTTGAACATGAAGGTATTTTAGTTTGTAATAACTGTTCTAATAGTATTAAATTTTTAATAGAAAATGAAAAACCTTCCTATAAAGAACCACCTAAAGAAGTATGTTTTTATGCATATAAAAGAATTAATCATTTTAGAGAAATATTAGCTCAATTTCAAGCTAAAGAAACTACACAAATACCAGATGAAGTACTGGAAAATATTAAAAATCAAATTAAAAAAGAAAGAATTACAATAGACCAAATTACAAATAAAAAAGCAAAAGAAATATTAAAAAAATTAGGTCATAATAAATATTATGAACATATACCATTTATAAAAGATAAATTAGGTATTAAACCACCTATAATGAGCTCGGAATTAGAAGAAACTTTATGTAATTTATTTATGGATATTCAAGGTCCATATGCTAAATATTGTCCTGATTATAGAGTTAATTTCTTAAATTATTACTATACTGTGTATAAATTATGTGAATTGCTAGATCAAAAACATTTTTTACCATATTTTCCTATGCTAAAAGATAGAGAAAAACGTATTGAGCAAGATGAAATATGGTGTAAAATTTGTAATGAACTTGATTGGGAATTTATTCCTACAATTTAGTTTAATTAGTGCTTAAATATATACTTAAATATATGCTTAAATATTTAATTATATATTCAATTTGTTTGTAAAAAATGTAATACAAAAAAATTGTTTGCTATTTTGCTATTTTAAATGTTTATCGAGGAAATCCAACTAAGTTAGCACCAATACCAAAACCAGCACCAGAGCGAGCATTGATAGCCATGGAAGGTACGTAGGTATCAAGAATACTGAAAGTAGCAGCAGCAGTTAAAGCAATAAGAGCAACCTCATCCATGTTGAGAGATCGCTTGGGGATTGCGAATGCGGCAATCGCAACCATTAAACCTTCAACAAGGTATTTAATAGCCCGTTTAAGAAGTTCACCTAAATTTAGTCCCATCTGCATATTATAAATAATACTTAGAAAAAAATAAATAATATGCGGATAAAACACTTAAAATGAAATATATATATTATTTATAATGACAACTATTTCTAAAGATTATGAAACTAGAAAAGATGGGGTTGAATATAGAATTAATCTTGATGGTTCAGAAAATCCTAAATATGTTGATGTTTTAGATGAAGATAAACCTGTTGCTGGACAAAAGTTTGTTTGTATTTCTTTTTTATCACCAGAACATATTATTAAACAGAGAGAAATGTTCTTATTTAATGAATTCCTAAAGCAATGGAATATGAATAAGTCGTTGGAAAAATTTAATCAGTTTTTAAGCTTTATTGCTTTTAAATATAATCAAAATTTTGATGATTTAACTAAAGATCTTAAAGAATTTTGTGAAGAAGAAAAAGATAATTTATTTAATACAACTTTGGAAGATGAATATAAAAATTTTCTTGATAATAATGAAGATAAACTTGTAGAAAAATTTGATAAGGATAATTGTTTTAAAACAAGTGTTAGAGGAGTTAAAATTAGAGGATGTTTTCCTTCACAACAAGAGGCTGAACTTCGCTGTAAAATGTTACGAGAAGTTGATCCTAATCATGATGTATATGTAGGTCCTGTTGGAATATGGATGCCTTTTCATCCAGAAGCTTACAAAACTGGTAGAGTAGAATATCTAGAAGACGAATTAAATCAATTAATGCATGAAAAGAATAAGAATGAAAAACAAGCTAAATTAGAATTTGAAAAGCGTGTTAAAGAAACTAAAATTAAAGCTATGGAAGAAAATAAAAAACGAGCACTTGAATCTGGTAATAAATTAACACAAACTCTTAATGAGGATGGTGAGCTTGTTTCCGTTGCAAACACGAATACTACAGAAACTTCCATGAAAGGAGATAATATCTCAGTTGCTGATGTAAGAAAAGAATTATTTGAAGGCGATAATATTGTTACTTCTAAAAATACTGATCATGGTTTAAGTGAATTAGAAATTATGAAAAATAAATCTAATGATGATAACATATCTAATGATGCAACACCATCAACAGACCCCGAATAAATTTTTATAAAAATGATTTAATATATAATTATTTATATATATTAAAATGGGAAAATCAATGAGATGTCAGTATGATGAATGCAGAAAAAAAATAACACCCGCTCAAGAAATTGTTGGATTATGTAAATGTGGACAAATATATTGTATTACTCATAGAGATCCTTCATGTCATCAATGTACATTTGATTTTAAATCTGAAATTAATAAAGATAATTTTATTAAAAATAATAAATGTATTGCACAAAAAGTATTACAAATAGGTTAATGATACTGGACCAAGAAAAACAGATATAAAACACCAGAAACTACCATAAATATCTGGTCTAAATATATTATAATAATAATTATAATTTTTTGTTTGTGCGAATATTATAAGTAATAATGTAATTGGTACAAATAATTCTCTTAATGGATATGTAAATCTGCGATTATTTTGCCATAAATATACTATAGCAATTATTGTGAAAAACATTGCGTATAAAACTGTACACGATGTAAATAATACTGTCTTATCATTAAAAACTTTGGTTAAAGCATTCCATTCTAATCGTTTACTATTTTGTGGTTTACTACAAACATAAGTATCTTTTTTTGATAAATAAAATATACAGTAAAAAATCATAAGTGAATATATAATCATAAATAAATACAAAACATCACTTTGTAAAAATGTATTAGGATATAATTTTGATGCTACTAATGTAGATACTATAGGTTGTAAATATAATATAAATAAAATGGTAATAGACCAAAATTTATTTGCATTATCACATCTTTGATTTCTCCATAAAAAATATTCATTTAATTGCATTAAACTAATGCAAAATGTATAACAACTAAATAATATATCACTTTTATTTTTATTAATAATACCATTTCTTAATAAAATTATACCTGAAGTAAGTCCAATACCAAACACTCCTAATGATGTTTTTTCATCAAAACACATTATATAATATATATATAATATATATATTGAAAATAATATATATTGAAAATAATATATATTTAAAATAATATATATTTAAAATAATTTATTTAGTATTAATCTTTTGATTATTATTAACACAAAAAAATAACTTATTATATTATATAATGAGTAATTTTTCCCCTTCAAAATTTTTAGATGAATTATATAATAATTTTTATTTGAAAAATAAAGATGAATGGATTAATGATTTGGATACACATAATTATGTAAATAAAAATTTAAGTTTTATGTATAATAATGAGAGAAAACATTATGAATTATTACGATATATTATATATCAATTATGTGGTCATAAAAATGATAAAGATTATCTAAATTTTTTACAGCAATTGTTATTTACATTATTAGAAGAAAATGCTATATCATTAGAACATATAGTAAATAATAAAGAAAAACTTCATTCTTTATTATCAATGCCTGAATTGAATATTTTTGATCATGGCAATGGAACAATCCGCATTTCAAATACTAAAGTTAAACAATTAATAGATTTCTTAGAAAAAGATGAATTTATATGTGATAAAATAAAACAACGTATAGATGTTTTGAATAATACTATTAAAAAAACTACAAAAAAATATCATCCATATTTAAAAAATGGTGGTAGAAAGAAGAAAACTATTAAAATAACAAAAAAATATTACCCATATTTAAAAAAAAGTGGTAAAAAGAAGAAAACTATAAAAAGGAAATACAAAATATCTAAAAAACAGAAAAAATAAAAAATATTCATTTAATTCCTGTAATATTTTATGGATTATGATATTTTGGTATTTTAAGTAAATAAAGTGTTGGAACTGTCCTATGACTAGCCTTTATTTTTATAACACGATGATTTCTAACACCTACTCCAGTTGTAGATGGAGTACCCCATCTATTTAACATACTCGCACTTGTAAATATCATTATATATAAATAATAATATTTTAAATTACCACCTACTTTTTTTAACACTAATTTTAGTCTGACGTTTTTTTTGAGCATTAGGATCATATTGATTATCTTCCTCATCAGAATTTAAATCTTTAGACAACTCCCAAAATTCTTTAGAACCTAATTTAAATGGTCCATGTGGTTCAGCTTTATACCAAAAAATTTGCTCTTGTAATTTATTAGATTTTGCATTATTATTTATAACTAAACATTCAAAATTTTCAGTACATTGATCCATAACTTGGCAAAAAGATTCAAATGTAGGAAACATACCAGCATAATTTTCCCAAATACGTTTTCTATTAGAAAGATATGGCTCTCTTAATATAAAAACATAATCAATATTAGTTCTTAAATTAGGTGGGATACCTAATGGATATTGCATAGTAATAATTAACATAATTTTCCAGTGGCGACCATTCATAAATAAAAGTCTCATCATTTTATCTTTAGTCCATGTTGCATCGAATAAACAATCATCTAATATAACAAATGCACGTGGATCTATAGAGCTTTTTTTATAATTATCTACTTCTTTTTTAACTTGTTTTAAAACAGTTTTTTGTCTTTTTAAAATATTTTCAATAATAGCAGTATTGTATTCATCATGAATAAAAAGTTTAGGTACATGACTTCCATAAAATCCATTACCAGCTTCTGTACCAGAAATTACAGTACCAATAGGGATATCTTGATGATAATATAATACATCTCTTACTAAATATGATTTTCCTGTATCACGTCTTCCAATTAATACAACAACAGGTCCTTTATTTTCATCTGGATTAAAACTAATATTTTTCATATCAAATTTTTTTAATTCTAATGTCATATACCTATTAATTT